TGTCAGTTATCATCTTCGGTTACGGTTATCGGCAGAACGCCCTGCCGCTGACAAGAGCTTATTTGCCTGACCAATTTACTCCACATGATAGATAACTATCATTTATAACATCTCATTGATTAGTCTTTATTTTTCATTGTGTTACAAATAACAGCTCTGTCAAAAACAGCGAAATTAACTACACCATTAACTACACCGTTTCACGAACAATATCGAACAACCACGAACAAAGATCAACACGCTTTAACCGTTATCATTTTCCGGCTATCCGTTATGAAGCTGGTGGATGTTCCCCGATATGGGGATCCCCACCTACCGGAATTTTTGCCAGGTTAAATGTTAACCGCTGCCCTGTTAACATTTTTACCAAAAAGGTAGTTAACATTTTTTGCACGCAACCAGATGAATCATAAAGAAAAAATCAACAACAACGCTTCATCAGGCAGTTAACATGTTAACTACTATGAAACGGTAATTTTTTCTCTGCGTGAGAGGGGGCGCGGTGTCAAGCTTGTTCGTTGTTCGTGGCTAACCACTCCCCCCCATACCGGAATTTTTTTCCGGTTAACAGTTAATCAGGCTGGTGGGCTTTACCTGTTCGGTAGGTGTTATGATTATCGTAATACCTTTCCCCCAATGGGGTAAAAGCATCAACCGTAACGAAAGTCGTTATGGTTGCCACTGATACCCCAAATTTGGGTATCACGAGTAAGCCCCAAAATCTGGGTGTTACTCTTACTACCCAAACTACGGGTAGTTTCCGTAGTTTCATGGTCGAGTTGCAGATCTGCAACTCCCCCATTAACCACAGGCGAATTTCCGCCTTCGGTCATTCCTTAATCATCTGCGTAATCATAATGATTATTCAGCAAGCGCAATTTTGCGCTTTGCTTAAAGTTCAGCGAGTTACCGCGCCGACTTCCTCAAATTGAGGTTTCCGAAAATATCAGCGGGTTAGCGATTAAGCTGACGAGTAATTAAACTGCGAAAATTTCGTAGTTTGTGAATATATTCCGGTCTGCTGGTTAACAGTCCTCAGATGTGAGTGATGTATCCGGCGCAATTTTGCGCTTTGCTTTAATCTCAGTAAGTTACCGCGCCAATTTCCACAGTCAGTGGAAATTTGGAAGAATCAACGGTTTAGGCCTTAATCATCTGCGTAATCATAATGATTATTCAGCCAGCGCAATTTTGCGTTATCTGGAATATCAGCAAGTTACCGCGCCGGATTCAGCTAATGGCTGTTTCCGAAAGAATCAACGGGTTAGGCTGGTTTCCCCCGATGTTCGCCGCTGGCGAATTTCGAAAATATCAACCAGTTACCGCCGTAACCGCTCCGGCTTCTTCCAGTGGTACGTTATTTTTTCTTTCTCCCGATACATCTCAACGCGGCGATTGTAGGCCAGCATTTCAAGAACGCGGATCCGTATGTCGCGCATATCCACATCATTAAGCTGGATACCATCACGGCGCATCACCTCAGCAACCACACGCGCATAGTTTTCGGCTGTCACGCTGTCCGGCTGCGTGGTCTGTTCGTCAGCCTGCTGGCTGATTCCAGAGACGCGGCGGATTAATCGCAGTATTTCGGATTCAGTCATAGCGTACTACGTTACTTATCTTTATTCTGCTGCAACTTTTCCGGTACGTTTCCGGTTGTTTCTTTCAAGTAATCAGCCAGTATCTGTGGGAGGTTGTCGGCAACTCTGGCACTGGCATTACAGGCTTTAACCACTTCCCTTTTAAGCCCATCCAGCATGGCTGGGGTAATGTGTGGAAAGCTCCTTTGCATAGTAAGCGGGATGCTGTCCATGATTGAAGAAATCTGGCTCGCCAGCTTTGAAAGCGCGTACAGGCAAAACCCTGTATCAATAACGTCGCCTCGTTCGCGCTCGTTTTTAAGCTCCTGCGCCTCCGCCTGCGCTGTCAGTAATCTGATCCTGACTCGTAATAGTTCATCATCGTCAATATCGCCTTTGTCGTTTGTAAGCTGGCTAATTGCATTGTTAACCCTATTGTCTATCACGCTGGCAACATCATAAAACGCCTCACGGCCTTTACGCTCAACGGGAGTTACTCCCCACTTGTCGAACGCTGTCGCACTTACACGGCAGCTTTTAGCCATGTTTTTTTTGTTCATCAGGTGCGATTTCATTAATACACCAACTTAATTACTGCTTCAGGTTGGTGTATTGCTTGCATCTTTCCCTTTTTATTCATAAAGATAGAGCAAACAACAAAACCACCACCACCCCCCTGAAAAGGCTCATAAATAGCGAAAAACCGCGAGGTCGCCGCCCCGTAACGGGCCATAATTCCAGGAAGGACCCGTAAAAAAGCCGGATTTCTCCGGCCTTGTCTCAGATGGTTTTCAGTATGCGATCGATGTCGCCGTCATCGCCCTGGTTTCTGCCATCGTATGCCATGCCAGCTGATACGGCTTGCGGGCTGTGCATGTCCATAAAGTTTTCAAAGGCTGCGGTAAGCTCTGGTGCAACCTTTGGGCGCTCCTGCTCTATGGTCATGTTCAGGATTTCACGAGCATTATCGACGCTAATACATGGCACGTTTGCCATTGCACGTAACAGCGGCTGATAGTCTTTATGCTCATGAAGCGCCATAATCGCATCAGCGCGCGGCTTGTCCTGCTCTTCCAGTTTGTTTAGTTGATATACGGCCTCATAGGTTGATAAACCTCTGTCAGCCATTGCCCGCGCTTCGGCTTTAAATTTACTCGCCAGCGGTAGCGTCATGATGCTTTCATTCGTTGCCATCGTTCCCCCTGCTTATCGGGCCAGCGGCTGAACGGATACGCCGGAACCCGCAAAGGCGGCGCATTTTTTCGCATCGGTGTCGACGCTCTCAGGCCAGTTAACGGCGGCAATATTGAATATCCCCGTCTTGTAACACTGTGCTGATTTCTGCTTTGACGTGTCCACAGGGTACGAGGTCAGATAAACAGCCTTGCCAGATTCCTTACCATCCCACGGCTTAAACTCGCCATTGTCCGCCAGCATCAGCGGGGTAAATTCCTGAATAACGCCAGCATCAGCGGCAAAATGTACCAGCGTCGTGGCGACCTGCTGACTGCCTGCAAATAACTCAATGTATGGAGTGTCCATAGAATCCCCCGTTAACCAATTTTGACGGTAACAAATTTGCGAATATCTGCCGGAACCGGCTGCGGTGCGCTGTGCGTCTGCACGTACTCAATCGCCGGATCGCCGTCCTCAATCCAGTTTTTCGGGTAAAACATGTTTTGCGTTGCGCCCGTTCTTACTGCGTCCTGATCCATAATCGCACCATAGGCCACCAGCCCTTTATTGTTGGTGTTGCCCAGGACAAGCAAATCAGGCTCAAGGAAATATTTTTCTGTGCCGTCGCTGTCAGTGTATTTGCCGGAATAGACGATAAGGGCAATATCGCCCAGATAGCCTTTAAAGCTCACCACTTCGCCCAGGTTTTTACAGGCCAGCTCTGCGGCGGACTCTGAACCACGGGAAAGATCGTACAGCTCACGGAATTTTTTAAAGCTGCGTAACGTTCGCCATACCTCAGCGCCCATAATCATGACGTTTGCGGGGCAACCAGCCTGATCGGCGTATAGTTCGATATCATAGATTGGATCGTGGGTTTCTTTGTCCTGCTCTGACCATTTTTTCCCGTCGGCCTGCTCTATGATGTTTTTTTCCGGTATCTTCCAGTCGATTTCATAGCGCTCTATGCCTTCGCCTTCAATGATGTTTTTTCCGGTCGTTACCGCATTTACCGCCAGCCATTCCACGCGCGCTTTTATGGCGTTTATCTGGCGGCGCATATTGCCAGTAATCAGGCGCATACGGCGATAGGTAGGGTCGTTAAGCTGTGCCGGATCTTCTCCAGCCATGCGCATGATGGTTTTCGTTGGATCGATTTCGTGCTTTGGCTTCATGTAGCCAGGTTTAATCGTGCTGGTTTCGTACCCTTTATCGCGCTGAACCTGGCTACCCACCATAGGCGAACAAAACGCCGACATGGTGACTTCTTCAATGTCCAGGGTATCCAGCATGATGTTTTGCGTGCTGAATGTCGCCACGTTCGGGAAAAACAGCGTGGTAAACAGCGGACTGAATTTAAATTCCGCAATATCCCCGCGATTCAGGTACGCAAAAAGCTGGTTAGTGTTAAGTGCCATTGCTTTTACTGTCATTATTCACCCCCGTGAACCTGATTCATACCCAGCGCCGCGCGTAAATAGGCGCGTACCTGCCAGCCTGTTGACGGCTCAACCATCGCCAGCGGATCAAGTCCTGCCGCAATGCCTGCTTTTACGTTCTGCTGGTGGCGTTCCTTGAGCGCCTTCACGATGTCGGGGCTTATGTACACCGAAACACCGCCTTTTTTCTCTTCAGCCATAGTAAGAAATTCCTCTTTGACTTAAAAAATCATAACTGGATGTTCATCCAGTTATGATTATAATCATGATTGCATTTTGAGCAATGATATTGAGTTGCGTTGCAAATTATGAAATGATTATCCCGATCATGTGTGTCAGTGCACCAAAAAACCTCATATGCAAAAGCCCGATAAGCCACCTCTGACCTTATCGGGCTTTTTTTGGGCGCAAAAAAGCCGGATTGCTCCGGCTGTGTGGTGTGGTTCTGGTATTCCTACTCTGCTAATTTGCTCAGCCCCATGTCTGCGTAAGTGCGATTTACTGCATTTCTCAGGTCTGCATAGTTCTCCGTTGGCGGCTCCGGTGGCCTCTGTGCCTTCCTGGAACATTCCAGCCGTCGCATCGTAACCTGATGCCGTTCCTTGTCTGTCTCCACCAGTTGCATGACTTCACCCCATCGTGCCGCCGCCCTCCGGTAAAAGCCTTTTGCCTCGAGTTCCTCCGCTATGCGGTCATGTACCATCCTCACCCCCTCAGAACGGAATATCATCACCGTAAGGGTCATCGCCTCCCGCTGGTGGCTGATTACCCTGTGTGCCTGTGGTTTTGCGTCTGTTCCCGCCAGGACGTGCCGCACGGGCACTGATTACGCTGTCTGCAATAACCTGATAACCCTGCCGCGTTTCCCCGTTCTGTCCGGTTCACTGGCTGACCTGCATCGTGCCGGATACGCTGGCAACGTCGCCTTTTTGATGTTTAGCCAGGAAGTCGGCCTGCTTACCAAACGCCATCACCGATAGCCATAACGTAGCCTGCCCATCCTGCGCCTGACTACATGGCAACGATACCGCCATACGTGCCAGCGTCATTGGTGTGCCCTTGCTGGTCTGTTTTACCTGCGGGTCGTCCACCAGCCGCCCGTAAGCTGCTATCTGTGCTGTCATGATTCCACCTCTCCGGTTTTAACGTTGATGGTTGTTACCTGTTCCGCTTCGGCAATCTCCCGTTCTGTCAGCGTGGCAAAGTTTGCAGCTGCCGTTGTCATGAATGCGCTAATCAGTTCGGGATGTGCTTTCGCATATCCTTCCCCGGCGTTGCGGTCGATGATTTTTATCGACACCCTTAACCAGTGTTCCGTCAAATCAAGGGCGTGCGATTGTGATTTTTTTGTGTGCTTCGCTGTCATAGGCTTTATCTCACAGCAGTAAATTAAAATTTTTGCGTTTTAACCCTTCACCTGTTCACCTTTTGATATTTTATCTTTTAATTCATAATGTTAAGGGGTGAACAGTTTCACAAAAACTATTCACCAACTGTTCACCACTGTTCACCCTTGAAGCTCAATAAACAATCAAAAAGGTGAACAGTGAATAGTTTGGTGAACAGTTCATAAATAACTGTTCACCCTATAATATACTGATATAAAAGATATTTATGTCAGGGTGAACAGTGGTGAACAGTTATTCCATAAGTTTAATTTTTGCTGTCGTCATTAGTGACCGATACACATGATGGCATCCAGTCTTCTGATTCCTCCGTCAGTGTCACGTTTGAACGCAAACCGTGCTTCGTTTTCCGTTTCATATACTCCCTGCCATATTCCGCCATTGCCCCCGGCATATCTTTACCGAAGCGCGTCAGTGTTACAGGTTTACCAAACCCATGTGCCCTCATATAAGCCAGATAGGCATGATAGAGATACCTGCGTGGGCTGAATGGCACAATTTCAGCATTACCCACTAACAGGCCATCACACATTACCGACGCCATGAGATAGCCGCAGAAGTCCACCAGCGAATCCCCCTCTCGCTTTATCGCCAGTGCTTCTTCAGATTTCTGCTGCTCATATAACAGGCGTCTGGCTTCGTCCTGGTCAGCAAACCGTGTAAGCAGATGGCGAATCACTACCGCCAGCTCACCTTCTATTTTTTCCGCCAGCATTGGATCGCGTTCGTTCTCCGGTACAACTTCCGAAAAATTGAATATCACCCGACGACGTGAGATCCCCCCGCTGCGGTCACTGAATGACATGGCGTTATTGTTAACCGCCAGCACTACTGCCGGAATACGCGTTGAGTAGGGGGCTTTGTGTTTCGGGTCAATTGCCACCTTGTCACCGCCTGTAATGGCCTTAATTCCTGCGCCATCACCAGCGTAACGGGTCATATCCGGCATGATAATCAGCGAAAAGCCAACCACTAACGCGCGTTCCCTGGCATCTTCCAGCGCCTTCATGCTTGCCGATACCGTGTTGGCCTTACCCGCCAGCATGGTGCAAATCTCCGCCATCACGCTTTTACCACTTCCCCCTGGACCTGTTACCTCAATGAATAACTGCCAGTCGTACCGGTTCGCCAGCACCATGAATAATGCAGCCAGTACGCGATCCGCCTTGCGGTCATTCTCAGCCACCGAACGGCGTAACCACTTCCAGAAATTCGGCGCATGTGTTGCCAGCGTTTCCCCCTCTGCTGGTGGGCTGAAAGGTAATTCACTGGCAATTAACAACCAGTCGTTTTTGTTATGCTCCCGAAAATTACCTGTTCTGGTATCAAATACCCCGTTACTGAATCCAATCAGGTTACGGGCTGTATTCCCCATTACAGGCAAACTTAACTTCATGGTATCGACCGCCGATTTAATGGCGTTCTGCGAATAGCTGATCTCCGCATCAATGAAAATCTGCGCCATAGCTCGCTGTAATTCTTTATCCTGTACTGGCTCCCATACAACGCCGTTGTAATGGTGAACAGTGTCAGAGTCGGCATGAATCGCCAGTTCACCGCCATAATGTGCCAGGAGAACTTCGCCGCGTTGACTTGCTCCCATCTGGTTAAGCGCCAGTGATGAAGCGTTATCGTCTTTTACCCGCTCTTTTTTCTTTACAGGCAGTTCAACTACCTTTTTCTTTTCCGTCAGCTCTCCCCGCTCACGTTCCAGATATTCGCGCCAGTTCTCCCGTTTCTGGCTGTGCATTCCTTCAGGGTAATAATCAGCATCCCTGACACCTGCCGCTGCCAGTTTCTGCCCGATGGTATTAACAAGCCCCGGACGCAATAACCCCGCCTGATAGAGACGCACGCGATAGCGTCCGTCCGGTACGATTTGCAGGTTGTCCAGTTCGGCAAGTTGTTGCTCTCCAAGCCAGACAGGAGGCACGTTATCGCCAGCCAGTCGCCCGTCCTGTTCCTGCCACTGCTTCGCATGTGCCCACGCATCACTACCCGCAAAAATGATGACTTCCGTCATTTTGTCACGCGGCTGGTGTTTTAAATTTGGCGCTTTTTTCATTTCTGCTCTCTCCACGCGGCAATCATGTTTTTCAGTTCCTGTAGTTTTTTATCCACATTCACACGTGACACATGGTTTTTTCTGGAAAGCGGGATTTCCCGCCTGAATCTGCTAATAAAGATCTCCACGTTCAGCGAACTATGAAATGAATAGCCATCACGAATAAAATACACACGGTCAAACATCAGCTCTTTTACCGTTACTCTGTTACCGTTCTTATCCAGATAAATAGCGCCGGGGATAATTTTGGGGTGTGCATAACCGCTGGCAGTCAAGCCAGATAAATATGTTCTCATGATTATTTATCCCCGATTTGAATCAGTATTCGCTTTCTTTATGGCATTTAATGCATCTGTGGCATTTTCAATGGTGCACCGTAACGAAATATCAAACTGCCCAAGCATTGCCAGTAACAAACCGATATTACCCATATCAATGCGCATGGCCTTTTCGTCATAGTCCTCATTTTCTGACGCATGCCACATCAGGCTACCAATTGACGCAACAGCCATTGATATATTGTCAGTAGCCCCATCAGCAGCGGAATAAACCTTTTTAGCAATATCATGCTCACAGTTAAAATGCGGATTAATCAGGTACTGGTAATTTGACATATCAGGCATGGCACACCCCCTGACGAATACGGGCGGCGAATACCATCACGCAGCCAGCCGGGGATTGCTGGCGTGCTTCCTGTTCGCTGGTGGCCACGATGTGAATCACGCGCGGTTGTGCGGTGCTCAGGGCGATAAAACGCCAGATGTATTTATTCAGGTTGTACGAGTCCCGCCCTTGCGGGTGTATGGTATAATTTCTCATAGCTGCCTCGATAATCTTGCTATCGTTGGTGGTTAGAAGCCCCGTTACTGCTCCTACAGTGCGGGGTTTCGTCGTTTCTGCACCTTGTATTAACAAGGTGTAAGTAACTTTATTTATAGGTGGCTTACATGTCAATGCTTTTATGTAAGACTTTTTATGTGTATATTGTCTTACACTTTCATTGAGAGGATTACAGATGGCTACAGGTTCAAAAAACGCAAAATCACAATCACTGACAGCTCGGATCCCGCATGATGTTATTGAAGGCATGGAATCCGTAAAACTGGACGGTGAAAGCAACGCCGGATTCATAGTAACCGCCATGCGCGGTGAAATCGCCCGCCGCCAGGCAGAAGGAAGCGGAGAAAACCTCCTGGTTTCTTCGCTCGATGCCCTAGCGCAGGTGGAAAAAATCGGAGTCAAAGCCGCCGAGGAGATCGGGCAACTCGTCACCGTCGCGCGTGAAGAACTCCAGCGACGCAAGGTCAAAGAGCAGGAATAGCCACTATCAGCGCCATAGTTTGAGGAACGCAGGCGCATTGCTTTACAGGACAGCACCATGAGCGACACAGAATCAACCAAAACACCATCACCAACTCGTAAGAGACGACGCAAAAATATAGCGCATGAACATGAATCAGAAAGATTCGCACCTTGTTCGTTTGCTCTTGAGAAATTCCTTAAAGAGCACAGGAAAAAGCTCTCGTTGCAAACCTTGGAACGAACCAAATCTGACTGATCACATTGCCCACCAGCCGCAAATGTGGCATTGTTGGTGATGCGTTCAAGTTTAGTGTGTATCCATTGGCGACCGCCCCCGGTCGCCTTTGTTATATATGTCATATGCTCCCCTTTACGCTGCCTTACCTGAATTAATGCGATCCCGGCTTTTAACCCATTCCATAACCTCGGACAGCAGCCAACCTACAGAACGCCCACCAAGATTACGGCGAGACGGAAAGCTCCCTTTTTTCTCCAGTTCGTAGCGTGTAGTGCGACACACTCCAGTTAACTTACGACATTCATCCTCACGGATTACGCGATCTTCATTTATTTCACGCATACAAAAACCTACATAAAAATTACGTATATAAACTTTTCTCTTAGCTGTAGATATATGAGATCGGATATTACTTAGATTCTTTTTCACCTCTTAAATTAAAAACACAACCATGCTAAAGGCTTTGTTCGCTAAGGTTCGTAGAAGCTCGTTAGTGTTTAAAATCGTGTCACGAGTTTTTAAGCGACGCAACAAAAAATGTCGTTATTTGGCATGACACCTGAATTACCTCATTAAAAACAAATAGATAAACCATCAGGTGTTGGAACAATCAAGAAACAGAGAATAAGAACTAAGAAGAAGACATTTCAAATTTTTTCAATACTTGACACATATAAATCGTCGATATTTGCCGATATTCGACGATTTATTTTAGAGGGCCATTTTTCGCAAGAAAAACAGCCGTAATTTGTCAAGAATTTTGGGAGTAAATTCGCGGGGTAATAACAACGATTTTTTCATCATTGTTCTGGAGAAGCTCGAGACGCTCAACCCATAGATTAAGAGCGTCACGTTTTGCATCGAGATAACGGGAGTGATTATAGACTCGTTGCATTCCTGGCAACTGGTGCGCGGTTAGCTGCTCCACTACATGAGGATCCACGCCTAAATCGTTCAGCATCGTTGTAAACGTGTGCCGGATGTCGTGCAACGTCCAGGGGGCTTGATTAATGCGTCTGTGTGCCGTTCTTCCGTACTCTGATACAGATGATTGCCCTTTCAGTTCTCCGAGTAATAAGCCCGTGTGTCGGTTCTGCTCCACCAGCTTCGTTACGAACGGCAAGATCGCTTCCGGTATTGGCCTGAATATTGCTACCTTCGTTTTGCTGTGTTCTTTCGGCACAGTCCAGAGCATTTCTTTAAAATCCCATTCCTGGACCTCAGAGCGTCTTAGCTCAGTGGTACGGCATCCGAAGACAATCAGGAGGCGAATCAGGGCGCTGTAGTACGGTGTGTAAATTTTTTCATCCAGGGCGCGTAGTAATTCCCCAAGCTCCTTGTTTGTTAGTACGCGCTCGCTTATTTCTGCTTTTTTCCCAACATCACCTACAACCATATCATCTAGAACGTTGGTAATTGCGTAGCGTCGTTTGCGGCAGTACTTAAGCGCCTGCTTGCATACCTGTAACAAAAATCCTGCTGATACCGGATTACGCATAGCAAGCTGATCAAAACAGGTCAGCCAGTGGCGTAGCTCGCATTTTTCCAGCGGCATAGCACCAATATGGCTGATTATGTGTGTATTGATCCGGCTTTTCAGAGATTCGTAATCTGTGCGCTTTTCCTTCGCGTACGATTCAAGCCAGTAAGTGAGCGCTTCCTTAACCGTAACAGGTGATAACGCTTCCTGTACGGTGTGATTAAGCTCATGGCGTGGATTTTTACCCTCAGCAAGCCAGGCGCGACACTGCGACGCTTTTTCCCTGGCTGCTTTCAGGCTCAAATCTGGATAATTTCCCAGCCTCAGACGTTCAGGGGCTACCTTCCTGCCTGTTCCGGCCCTGTAAGTGAAATACCAGGTTAACAGGCCATTGGTTGAATGCCTTACGCTAAGGTTGCCACCATCATTAAAAAAGGTGTTTTTTGTGGTTGGTGATCCGCTTAATTTTCGTAAAAGAGTGTCGCTAAGTCTATGAATTGCCCTGCTCAT